TAGACTTTGCCGCCTTTTTCAAGCGTTATGGCTCCAAAATCGATGAATACCGGAGAGTCCCCAGGCTCGTGGTAGTGGTAACTCTCTTCCATCACCGAGCGGTCCATCTCCGGGCTGTACCGGTAGCGGGTTTCGTTCTTGGCCGGGCCAGGCATCTCGATGCTAGAGAAAACCGCATCGCTGGCGTCGGCGTCGTTCGGGATGGTGTAGGGAGGGTTTCTAGCTGTCTTGTCCTGGAAAGGATCGGGCTTGTCGTCCGGGGTCATTGGTTGCTCTTTCCCGCTTCGCTCATGCCGATAGCGATAGCCTGGGCTCTCGATTTCACCATCGGGCCTTTCTTCGAGCCGCTATGGAGTTTCCCCGTTTTGTACTCGCCCATCGTGGTCTTCATTCCAGGGTTATGCCGCATGGGCATGGGCGAATCGGAGTCGATCTTATAGCCGGGATCCTTGGCGAATTCTTCCCACTTGCAGGTCTTGAGTTGCGGCGCTTCGCGGCCCCATTCTTCGCTCATTCTTTGGCCTCTTTGACATCTCCGAAGTAGCGCGGCTGGGTGCCATCGGTCTGCAATCCGTCAGGTAGATCGTGAGGAGCGGAGCCGCTGTTATAGGCTTCGTTTGGCTTGCGAAATTGATACGCTTCGTCTTCAGTGGCATACACAAACTTGTGGACAGGGTAGGGAGGCTTGGCTAGGCCGGTAGAGAGTTCCGCTGATTCCCTGAATTTATCGGTTGCGGGCTCAGGCATGGTTTAGCCTTTCGTTTCGCCGGTCGGGTCGCCGGTCTTACGCTGGCCGAAGGGTATGCCGATAATTTCCGCTGCGGGAGGATCGAACCCGCCGAGCTTGTCGTTCAGTTGGTCGGCGGAAGAACGCATTGGCCCTCTCATCTCCATGTTCACGCGGGCAGGCTCCGACTTCACGCCATTTCCTGTGAGCGTTCCGGCTGTTACTGCCACGCTGTCGCTTGAAGGTTCCGGCATTGTTGCACCTCGTTCCCGATTGAATGCCTAAAGCTCCCTGGTGTCAATTGATTTTACGCTGCGGGCGGTGACTGATGCGCCAACCCGGCTTTGATCAATTCGATGATGGCGTTTTGATCGCCTTGCGCGCCAATGGTTTGCATGCGGCCTTGTGTCCTCGCGGCTTCGGTTTCGGCCGGATTCTGCTGAGTGAGAAGTCCTGCTTGCATCTTCTCGAACATTTCCTTGATGTTCGGTGCCAGCAACTCTTCCGGATCCGGGAAATGGCTCCCTTCAAACACCCGCAGGAGGAACATGGGCATATTGATTAAAGGCATGAGTTGCGGCGCGGCCTGCCCGATGGCTTGCAGGAACTGTTCATAATGCTGCACGTTTTGCTGGCGCTGCAGAGCGCGCGACAGTCCATGAGCCTTGAACGTGTAGCGGCCCTGGCTGATTTCGACTCTGGAGCTTCGCGGCATGGTGTCGAGTATCTGGCCGATTTCCGGGCCGATCAGTTCCGTCCAGCTTGGTCTGCTGGTCGAATCTAGGAACTGGAACGCGCGGCTCCAGACACACTCAGCAAGCGGAGAAAGGAACATGTCCTCGATGTGCTGCGAAATGTCTCCGATCAAGACGTTGGCATATTGGCTGGTGACGTTGACTTCGGTGGCCGTGGTTTCGCCCTTGGCGTCGGTCAGCCCTTGCGCGATTTCCGTGATGAACGTGCCGCGCTGCACTTCCTTATCCAGCGCCAGCTGGAAGTTGAAGCTGGCATTCGACAGTTGCGGCATCTGAATTCCGGTCACCGCCTGCATGCCCGCTCCGCTCCTGCGATAAAACACTTTTCCTGGCTGGATGCCGGTTTGCACGTCGCCATCGGGATTTTCTAGGGCGGTGGCTTCCACTTCCATCATGGGAACCACGGAAAAACTCATGTGGTCGGCCATTTGCTGCGCGACCTTGTTGATTTCGTTCAGCATGGGAAGATTGATTTCAAGGATGCCCTGGCCTGGAAATCTTCCCGCGACGATCAGCGGCGAAGAAAGGATGTAGGGAGCCTTTCTGTCCCAGTAAGGGTTTTCCTCGTTCTTGATGATCACCGAGCGGTTGGCGATGATGATGTGCCTGTTCTTCATGGCCACGGTGTTGGTGCGCATGTCCACCAGATCGCCCCAGTATTCGAGCAGATGAATTTGTTTCCGGGTGGTTTCCGGAGCTATACGTTTATCTTTGCGCTGCTGCTCGTAGCTCCGCGTGATGGCCGACTGGTCGGGAGTGTCGCCGTAAATCTTGTCTAAATTCTCGAACGTGCCTTGATCCTTCAAGGAAGCGATGTCGGCATAGGATTCCTCCATGATCCAGTCGAAGTCTCTCCCGCCTTTGGTGCGCGGCCCCCACCACAGATGAAACGGATCGACGGAACTGAACTTGATGTAGCCTTCTTTGCGCTGTTTCTGGCCGATTTTTTGTTCTTCCGTTCCACCGCTGGGAGCAGAACTTCCATCTCGAGAGAGGCTGTAAGTCGATACTTCGTTTTTTTCGCCGTATGCCCAGTCGATGCGCAACGCCATCACGCCGATCGAGCCGCCAAATTCCAGCGCGTCGCGCATAGCTAATCGGCATTCGGCGGTGTCGGTCAGACGGAGAACGCTTTTCTCCACCAGCGGAGCGTATTTCTTCAAGTTGGGATTGGCTTCGCCGGGCTCGACGGAAATCCATTGTTCCGAGGAATGCAAAAGCTTGAAGATGTTGGCGACGAACTGCTTCACGGCGGCATGGGATTTGGAAAAGACTAGCCGGGACTGCCAGGGAGCCTTGTCGGTGAAGTCCTGATGACCCCGCATCTGCTGGTAACACTGCAGCCACTTGTCCCGGAGCACGTAGTCGCGGTGCCAGGCTTCCTCGCGGTAACGCAGGATCTGGCTGGTGATATCAGATTCGCGGAGGTCTTTGGTGCTCTTGGATTTTTGTGCGGTGTCTGGTGCCGTGGAATTTCTTTCCTGCGACAAGCTTGCAGGCATCACATCGGTCGGGCTCGCAATGTCGTTAGGCATGCTTGTACAAAATAATCACCTTACAATATTTTGAGTGTTTGAATTGCACCGTACCATCATCCATCTTTTTACCGATAGCTTTGCAAAATAGACACTGAAGATTCGTATTCGGCAGGCGAAGATAACCCAGAGACATATATTTAATCTGGACGGAATCCGCAATTGGATATTCGTTAGGCACTGTTTACCCAATGCGCGGGCATATTGATATTTGCCGCGCCGATCACTTCATCGATGGCCCTCGTGGCTCCGGGGCATTCGCTGTGCTTGTAGTCGTCAAATTCCATGATCCCGCCAGGAACCATCCTATCCTTGAAGAACGTTATCACGCTTTTGGTGGCCGCGTAGTGGTCAACATCGACGCGCACGAACCGGAACAGAGTGTCTCTGGCAACTTGAAGCGAGCCAGGAATGAATCCCGGAATAATAATTGCGTCGGGACATCTAGCTCTGACGATTTGCATTGAAGTATCGGAGTAGCGGCCTTTCGGATGCGCGATAGGGTCGTCGAATTCTCCGGGCTCGGGATGGCCGAGGAAGGAATCGAACAGCCACAGCCTCGCATCGGGCGCCATGCGCTTCGAAATGTATTCGGCGATTTCGCCGCGCCACACACCGCACTCGGCGTAATCTCCGGTTAGGCCTTTCACGGCTTCAAGCATTTCATCGAGCATACTGACTCTTGGCTGGTGGTCCATCTTCGTTTCTCGGATGCGTGGCTTCTATGTGCAGCACTTTCATACAGGGAACTTTCTCTAAAGCTTCTCGCTCGGTCAAGAGTGTCGGCGGAACAGTCGCCAGCACTACGGGCCAGAAAGACTTTTCAGGCATACGGGGCATTGTCCTTCCGGGGCTGAGCATACCAGGCAAAACATTACCTGAATTTCCTTCCACATAGCCACTCTATGCAGGGTTATTTTCTTGCAGCGGGTGCACCACATGGGCCGGTCGTCAACGCGTTGCATAACTAGGCAATTTCCTTTGCGCGTTCCAGCCGTAGCCGGGCATGTTCATCTGCGGGCGTTTGATCGTGACCTGATGGATCTTTGAATTCGCGTAGTAGCGAAGGTCGTCGAAGTAGTCGTCCTGAGTCCTATCGTTGCGCGTGCCCACGAATTCTTTTTCTCCTGTTAAGGGGTTGCGTTCTTCGAGCCAGCGCTGCATCTCGATTTCCTTGATGAGGTTTGTGCATTCCTCGTTGATGAGGAGAAGAGGAGCTCCGGGCTGCCCGGTGACCGGATGAATTTTTCCTGGATCGACGTTCAGCATTTCATGGATGATTTCGAGGCTCGATTCTTCGTTGTTGTCGGCCTTCAGCAAATAGACGCCGTGCTGGCGGTACTCCATGGCGAGAGAAGTGGTGGCGACTTTACGGTCGCGGTTGGACTCGAAAAACATCGATGGATCGGCGAAGATCCCTCGGACATGAACCGGATTCTTCCCGGTAAGGAGTTTGATTTCTCCGGCATGCTCTTTGATGGATTTATTGGCATCGCCATATTCCGCGGTGACAAACAGATGCTCGCGCGTCGAGTAAGTCAAGAGAAGCGTCGTGGGCTTGGTGAGCCCGTAATCCATGAACGCCCAGGAGACGCCTTGAGGGAATTTCTGGAAGGGATTGAAGCTTCTCGGATTATACGTATGCAGCGGCTTTTTGAATTCCGCGAAGATTTGCCCTTCCCAGATGTCTCTCGAGGCCTCTACCCAGCGTTTGCGCCAGCTGGGAGATTTGCGCATGAGGTTTTCGTAATAGCCGGGGTGGTATTTGTTCAAGACTTCCCGGTTGATGTCCGTGGGCATGAAGATATATTTGCGGTAAGGCGGAGGGTTGCAGTCGGGATGAAACCTAAAATACACCCAGTCCTTCCCGTTGGGATTGGAAGTGGACCAGATGTAGCTGGGGCAGACTGCGGGCCAGTCGGGGATGTACCATCTTCCGATTCTTGAATCCAGCATGTCGTACATTTCCGGATGAATCTCTTCGACCTGATCGAGAAACGCTCCGTTGATTTCAAGGCCCATCAAAGTCTTGATGTCGTA